CTGGCTTTGCGTATACGACCCTCTTCACGGAGTAGGTCTTCGTAAGCCATTAAGCCATAATGACCAATTAACCAGTTTTTTAATTCTTCTCTTTGTTTCTGTACTTTCTTTTTAGCAGCAAAAGATTCCATTGCAACTTCTTGGACAGAGCCGTTAAATAATTTATCAAATGTAGAAGGATTGTTAGAGTTTTTGTGAATGTTATCTATGTCTGAAACAGCACCCATCCATTTACCCAAAGTGGCTGTACAATCTTCAAGCTCTTTGCCTGCTTGAACCATAGATACGAAAGTTTTATAGCAAGTCGTAGCTGTACTGACTGCTGCACCTAGTGTGATGGGATCAATCATATTAAAAATACTTTGTTTGTTTTACCTTACTTACTATTCCCCCTTTGTTAAAACGAAAACCTTTTTGTCCAGTGAAAGGTTCTATGACATAATCTTTTTTATTTTTTCTATTGTATTTTGCATTTTCAGACAATCTACGCATGGCTGCTCTTTGTTTTGGAGTCATACCCTCAAAAAATTTAATTGACTCTTCTATAGTCGGAAATCCTTTTCTGCGATCTGCCATTTAGAATGTGCCTTTATACCTCTTTCCTGTCATCTGTGATGATGTACCACCTTTAACAAGACCACCTTTTTTCATAAAGCCCATCTTATTACGAACTTGAGTTGGAAGTTTTTTTAAACCTTTATTATCTTTAGGAACTGGTTTTAGTGCCATAACTACTTCTCCTTCTTTGGTCTGCCTTTTTTCTTTAACTTTGGTTTAGCAATTTTAGGTGTAGCTTTTACCTCGCCACTGTCAATTACTTTCTCTACTTCAGGTTTTTTTACTTCGTGAAACACTGGTTCAGGAGCAACACCTTGTTTAGCGTTTCTTCTGTCAACCTTTTTTTGTTTCTCAACTTGGTAAATTTTTTCTCTAATTGAACTAACCACTTTGATTTCTCCTATTGTTTGCATTAAATTGTGCAATATCTCTTTGAGTTTCAATACGCTCTTCTGCAATACGTGTTTTATCATTTAACGCTTCCTCCGAAATGTCAATTCTTTGTTGATCTACAAGTCTTTGATTTCTTTCTTTCTCTTTATCAAGTTCTTGTTTCTTTTTAAATTCTTCTGCTTTTCTTTCTATATCTGCACCTTTTAAAGAAAGTTCTTGTTTTCTTATACTCACTAGTGGGTCTTCTGAACTTTCTGGAGCAATAGCTTGTGCATATTTTTCTGTTAGCTCACCAATAATCTCAGCAGCTCTGTTTTGTACTTGATCTTGTATTTGTTGTTGCATCTGAGGATTTTGTTGCATCATCATTTGTTGCTCTGGTGGAACTGTTTGCATGATCTCAGCTTGTGCCATAGCTTCTGCCATCATACCAATATGTTCCTGTATGTGACCTTGTAATGTCATAACAATCGTTGCATTAACTTGAGCAACAGGTGTCGATAATATTGCTAAATGAGCTTCAATATGTGCTTCATGGTTCTGTTGTGGAAAAGCCTGTATTGTCTGACCACGCATAGCCTGTTGATTTTCCTTCGCAGGGTTCATTGGCTGTGGTGGCTGTGGTCGTGGTAATATCTGATCAATATTCGACACACCTAATGCTTCATACATCTTACGATATGCCTGATACAAACCTTGTTGACCACCATGTATTTCAGGATTACTTTGAACCATTTGAAGTTCTGTCTGTGCCAATTGAATACGTTGTGACATAGAAAATATGTTTGGATCACTGACAGGTATAACATCTATTCTATCATCAAAATCCATGGGCTTTGCTGTCGGTGGCAAACCTTGCATCTGATAGGGATATGGTGATGGATTTTCTTTAAATACAGTAGCTAATAACTTAAACTCCTGTTTCTGTGAGTAATGAAGTCGCTTATGAATAGCACTCATTACCTTTGTGCCACGTTCCATAATCGCCATTGTTGTACCAACAGGTGTTTCACCACTCATTTCACCTATCTTCATATCAGCCATAGAAGCGAAACGTCTGCCAGAGTCAACCAAAGTACCTAACAACTGATACAACGTACCTGAAGGTTCTTTAAAAGGCAAAGGCATCAATGATTGACGTATATCCATACCAGCAACATCAATGTCTCTAAATTCACCAGGTGACAAAGGTGAATCTTCATCTCTGATCCTTGCACCTCTTGCTTTGAATCCAGCAGGTAAGTTACTCAATGTACCTGCATCAATTAACTGTCTAAGTAAACTCGTAGATGCCTTTGCTAATCCACCCATCATATGTGTTAAGCCAAATCCATAGAAACCAAGACCTGGTAGAAACTTGTAATGAACAAAATATTGCTTCTTATTTAAAAGTGGATCATTCTCCTTGTAATTTCTTCTTATGGATAGTATCTCACCTGTTTTTTCAATCATTGAAACAATATAAGGGTATTGTAATCCTGTTTCCTCTCCGTTTTCGTCCTTATCTTCAAAACCCTCAATCTCTAAATTTGTATGAATTTCATGGACAACAATATCTTCATCATAAGATGAAGGTGACATACCATAGTTCTTATCAAGCTCTTCTTTGACATCACTGTTGGTAGCTCCATCACTGCCTGATGTCGGAATATCTATGTTTTTGTAAAATTTTGTTAATTGAAGTTTAATAATATCGTTTTTACTCATAGTTAAAACATGAGTAACACGAGTAGCAGTTAGTAAATCTATTGCAGAATAGGGAACTATTATGTCTTCAGCATGGACAAACTTACTAACTGCTCTTTGTAAAAGAGGATCAAAGTAAATTTTTTTAAATGTTGAACCTACAATAGGAAGATAAAACAACATTTGGTCAAGTTCAGGATCAAACTCTTCCATGTTATTTGTTATCTCATAATTCATGTAGTCTTTAACACGTTCTGCCTGTGCAACAACTTCAGGTGTTTCTGTGCCTACTATTTGTACTCTAATTGGGCCACCTGAAGGTAAAAGTTCACGATAAGCCTGTGCTTGAAACTGTGTAATTGACTCAGAAAGCAATGGATGTATAACACCAGTTGCTCCTTCAAAAGGTTCAGTTCTGTCCTCATAACTAACGCCTAACAACTCTAATCCAGACTTATATACCTGTTCCCACTCACTTCTTGATGAAATATCGTCTTGTACAGATTGTTTTAAATCAGATGATATTCTTCCTAGCTCATCATCACCTATAAACTCAGCTAAGTTAGCATCAAAAGGTATTTGATCAGAAGCCATACCTTCTTCTTCTGGAAGATCGCCAATAATAGCACTACCATCTTCTAATTCTGTGACATTAGGCTGTGCAGGCATTTCAACAATATCAAGCTGTTCTGCCATTTGTTGTAGTTGTTCTTCAGGCCCACCTGCCCCTAAAGGTATTTCAGCCATTAAAAATGCCCTTTAAATTTTGAATTTGTTTTTGCTACAATTCCACCTTTGTTAAACCTACCTAAACCCATATCACGTAATAAATCTCTTATACCAATTTTTTTTGGTTTTTTTATTAAAGAATTTCTAATTTTTTTATCAAATTCTTTAAGTAATTGTTGTCTTTCTAAATTATCTTCTGTTTTAAAGTCCATTAGTAATACTCCTTTTTATCACGATAATACTCTTCATCTTCATAGTCGGATGGTGTTATGATAAACCCTCCTTGACGAAAACGCAAGATAGCTTGTGTCATACTATCTGCTAAATCGTCATGTTCCCCATTTGGAAACGCTGCACATTCTTCTACAACCTCGTCTGCAAAACGCTTGTCAGGTCGCCAAACCATACCACTTTCAAAGACAGGAGCACAGGAATTCATACGTGTAAACTTGTCTGCACCACGACTTGGTGTAAAAGGTGTCACAGGAATACCCATTCTCCTCAGTTCATGTGTCAAAGGCGTACCTGTTGCCTTTTGCTCTATTAATATCATATCTGGATCATATTCACGATATAATTTTTGTGCAACTTCTTTTAATTCTGGAAAATCCCAACGTCCTCTTTCAGCATCAAGCAGTATAATTGCTTCAGTATCACCCTCTTCAGGACTGAATATACCCCAAGTGGTAATAGCAGAATAATCGGCTCTTTCTGATTTACTATATGCCGTATCATAAGATTGTATGATATAACTAACTTGTGGTGGTTCATCATTCTCCCAGATGTTCCACCACTCCCTTTTGATAATTGCACCTTCTTCAGCAGTTGGATTCTGCAAATACTGTGCGTTCCATTTACCAATAGGTATAGAAGAACGTACTGCTTCAAGCTCTTCTCTCTTCCAATACTCGGGCCATAAAACATTGTCTGTATCAGGAAATATCGCAGGAAACTCTACAACTTCCCAATTGTCTGCTCCACCCTCTGCCTGTTTCTTGAGAACTTTAGCTGTCAGATCACGAACACTCCATCGTGTCATAACAATAATAATCGAACCACCCGGTTGTAATCTTTGTCTTGGGCCTGAAGTATACCATTCGTAAATATTGTCCAAAGCAGAAGGAGATAAAGCATCTTGTTCAGAAACTGGATCATCAATGATAAGCAAATCAGCACCACGTCCAGCCAACGCACCACCCACACCAACAGCATAATATTCACCACCCTTATTGGTAGACCAACGACCAGAAGCTTTCGCATCAGATGCTAGATTTACATCAGGGAAAATGTCAGAGAACTCTGCACTGTCAATCAAGTTCTTAACCTTACGTCCAAAACCTACAGCCAACTCAGATGTGTGTGTTGCCTGTATAATCTTACTTGTCGGCTTTCTTCCCATCAACCAAGAGGGAAACAGATAACTTGCAAACTCGGATTTCGTATGTCTTGGTGGCATATTCACAATCAAACGATTAGATTTACCATCAGCAACATTCTGTAGCTTCTCTGCATAAATTTTATGATGTTTACCTTCAATAAATGCGGGCCATACGTGTTTAACAAAATCTATAAATTTTGTCTGATACGTATCTCTATTGTTTAAATCTTCAAGTCGGGTAACGATCTCACCTAACTTTGCCATCTCATCATCTGTGAGATATTCTGTCGGAATGTTAAAGTTATTCGTCATTATACAAGTTATCAAAAATCTTATTTACGTCTAGTGTATAGTCTAAATCTGATTTTGAATAGTGTGTATGTTGTGACGGTCTGAAATCTGGTGCACCCTCACCTGTTTGAAACCAAGCAGGGTGCGTAACTCTCACTCTATTGTTCGGTAAAGCAACAAGATTACCTGTCCACTCTCCAGCATCAAGAAGATACATCACATGACTCTGCTTATGCTGTGCAGGATCATCAGCAATCTCACTGTCTGTATAATCAACTGTAAATAAATATTTCGCTGGATACATCTCACCACCTATCTTTGCTAACCAAGGACAAGGAGTGGCTCTGTCCATAACATAAACAGCATGAGTGTGAGATGAACAATCCCAAGGCTGTGCATCATGTGTTGCCATCGGCTCGGGCCATTCCTCTACAGGAATATCTGCCATCATACCAGTAATTGGCATCCTCGCCCACATAGCTCCACCATGAACATTAGGACTTTTTGTTCCATCTGTCTCACAACCTGTAAAAATAACCTGAAAACTTAAACATCTGTTCGGCATAGTCGTAACGGCTATTGCCATAGCGTGTATAAATTCTCCGTGGTACTTTTCGTGATTACAGGTGTACTCTCTCCTCACCCAACACTTGAAGTGAGGAATGTTACTCTGTAAATACGGCATTACTTCTTTTTGCTTTTAGCCTTTACCTTCTTGATGGCTTTTTTAAGATTGTTAACCTTACCACCCATCTTCATGCCTTTAGCCATCATTTTACGTGGTGAAACTTTACCACCCATAGCGTAGCCTTTTTTCTTAACCTTGCCACCCATGTTCATTTTGACCTTACCACCTTTTTTATAACCTTTTTTCTTCATCATGCTATTAGCTCCTTTTTTAATTTGTTGTGGGATTTTTGATCTCGATATTGTCATTACCTAACAGAACTTAGAAAATTATCAATAGCACTGTCAAGTGTATTAACAGAACCACCTTGATTCATCGCTGTTGCAGGAACACCCTGTAACTTAAATAAATTTCTTAGTAACTCTGGTGATATACCTTGTGGTAACAACGGTGATGTAGATGGTAAGACAGGTAATGGAGGAATACTGAAATTTGGTGCTCTGTCTGATGGAACAATAACATCTTGTGGATTTACTAGAGTTGCTACAGCAGGAGCTTCAGCAATCGGAGCAGTCGGTGTTGTTGTTGTCTCAGGAGCAGGTGGCATCATGCTTTGTATCATAGCACGAAGTCGTTGTTCTTCAGCCAGTTTTCTCTCTGCACTTTCTTGATCTTTTAATCTGTCTCTTGCAATACTTGATTGCATACTGTCATCAGCTAATGTAGCTTGTGTTGCTTTATATAAATCATATGGATTATCATAACCCATAATCCCACCTAATTTGTTAACAAAAGGTGCAAACATACTCTTTTGTGACTTCATAAAACCTTCATCAAAATATTCTTCTGGTGGTGCAGGTGCATCTGCTGGTCTGTAGTAACCAGATACGTCTTTTGAAATAGGATTAACATCTCCAGACATGAAATCAGAGAAATTACTACCTACTGGTGAAAATACTTGTTCATCCTCACTTATACGTAACTCATCTGGTTCTCGTAATTTTGCTGAACGATCTAATTCAGTCTGTAAGTTTGTTCCATATCCAGAGCCATATTTACTACCAGCTCCTGTAGCTAAAACTTTATCGTAAGCTCCATAGTCATCAAATCTTTGTCCACGAGGAGAAGAAGCTATAGCAATTGCTTTCTCTACATCTTTAGCAGTTTCTTGTTCTTTTGGTGTAGATTCTCTAGCTCTCAAATTTGTTGTAAATCCACCATTTCTAAATCCTTGAACAATGCCACCTTCATTTTTGTTACGAATACCACGAATTCCATACTTTAAAAAATTCATTAACCTAGATTCTTTTTTATCCTCTTCTCCTGAAGAAACCAACGGAGTCTGTGATGCCATAATTAATTTAGCAATATCATCTATCGTTAAATCTTTTTTTGGAGTCTCAGGATATATACCAACTGTACCTGTCTCTGCTTCACCCATCTCCTCTCCATATGTCTCACCTATAGGAGAAATGTTTAACATATCAAATACATCAACTTCAGGTCCTGATAGTTTTTCACCCTCTGTAACCATCCTCGCTATTTGTTCCATTCCTTCTGGAGAAAGTCTTCTCTTCGCTAATTCTCTTTCAAGAATAAACGGATCAATCACATCTATCGGTTTAAAAGTATATTCACCTGTAGCTTCATCATAAACACCTTCAACTGGTTTATCCATCAATGCTTGTCTTTCTGCACCACCTGAATATGCATTAAATCCACCTGTATCTACACCTCTTGACTCTGTTCCTAAGTCATCAATATCTTTTATTGTTCTGTTTTCTGTACCCAAATCATCAATGTCTTTGATCATTCTTTCTTCTGTGCCTAGATCATCAATGTCTGTTAAAATACTTGCTACACTAGGCTTTGAAACAGGTACTTCAATGTCACTAAATTCTGGTTTTGAAACAGGAAGTTGAATTTTAGGCTTTTGAACTGGAATAGCAATATCAGAAGTATCTGATTCAATAACTGTCTGTGCAAAAGGTATATCACGTTCAGATTCATCAGCCTTCATAGCATTTTCTATAACTTTATTTTGTATTTGCTGTGATAAAGAAATTTCTGGTTCTTCCAAACCCTCTGTGGCTTTTGCCATGTCTTCCATAGCCTGATTAGACAATATTTTGGATACAACACGTCCTGTATTCTCATCAACAACAGGAGTTGTGTTAATCTTACCACCTTCACCCGTTGTAAAGACAAATCCACCCTCATTCATGTACCTTGGATCAAAAACATCAACCATACCACCCATATTCATTGGCATCGGTGGCATCATCGGAGGTTGTTGTGGCATCATCGGTGGTTGCATGGGAGGTGTTGCAGATTTTGATCTTACTCCCTCTAAAAATCCAGCAAACTTTGCTCTGCTCTCTGGAGAAACATTCATGTTCAATGATTGTGGCTGTTGTGGAGAAGGTTGTGGTGGTTGACCACCCATTTGACCCATGTAATTTGCCATACGTAGTGTCCTCTTAAATAGCTATTAAAAGAACACTACGATATTTTTTTTATTTTGACAATATGTTATCGAATTCTTTTATTGCCTGACGACACATTCTAAAAATTTGACTGAATTGTGGGTCTTTTTCACCCTTGTCTAGTTCTTTTGCTATGCCATCACGCAATCTTTCCATACGATCACGTTCAAAAGGTGTGAGCTTAGCAAATTCTTCCTTACTAAACTCACTTTCTACTAAATATTTCATTGCATACTCCATTGCTCTAGATATTGGAGTTCTACCACTCTCATAATACCTATACATTCTAGAACTTACACCCAAGGTTTCTCCCATCTGAGTAGGAGTCTTGTTTATTTTTAAACGATACTCTTTTAAATTTTTAGGATTCCAAGAACTGTAAGCGGCTCTACTGTTTATCTGTTGTTTCATTTGAAATCTCTCTCAATAATCCAGCAGACATCAAGTCTTGAGCAAAGTTTTCTCTAGAATCATACCTAATTGTGTGTCCTGACCAAGAAGTATTGGACAAAGCTCTCGATCTCAAGAAGTCATTGTCATCTTCATCAGCGTAAAAACATTGTTTTCGCATAATATCCAGTACGGCACTAGGTGCTTCAGCTTCAAACACCACCTTTTCACCGTTATTTAGTTCAAATTTTCTCATAAACACCTCCATTTGTAGTTATAGTTAACTTTAATATGAACTATATTTCATAAAGTGTCAATATTTTTTTAAAAAATTTTTTTTGGTGATTGTTTTGGTGAACATTTGAGGAAAACTGGGCGTGGCGGTTGCCCGTTGCTCGCCCAGAATAGGGGGGGAGCATACACGGTCCCCCCGATCTGGCTGTTTTCAGCCATTTTTGGCAGGGTACCTGCGGACCCGAACAATTGTTAGAGATTATAACACCTGCAAAAAAAAGTATATTTATTGCAAAATAAATGCGGCCGCCGTTGGCGGTCACATATACAGCCGCCGTAGGCGGCGGCCCCCTTTAATCGTGATATAAAGCTTGTGTGATAGGCAAAAAAAATGACCCGCATATTGCGGGTCATTTGGTTTGGTTGTTGTTGCTGTGTTAGCTTCTAGCAGACCTTTTTAAGTGCTCTATTCTATCTTGCCACTGTTCAAACAAGCTATCACTAACATTCAACCAAGGTGACGTGGTAGGTATTTGGTTGGCACGTTTTAAAACTGGTTCAGTTGTACCAGTGGTAAAACTTTCAAGTATTTTATAAGAACAATAATTGTCTCCTGAACCGTAGCTGTGACCGTTGGCTTGCTGTGTGCTAGTCACAATAGCTTGGTCACCAAAACGTGATCTCATTTCAGAAATTCTACCCGCAATATTTTGTCTAGAGGTACCCGTTGCAATTTGCATTTCTTGAACGGTTGCACCGTTTTCTGATCTACACATATTCCAAATAGTTGCAAGGCGGGTTCCATTTGAATACGGTTGAACGGGTGTGTTATGTGTTTGCAATGACCTAGAATAATCTAAACGTTGACTGTCACTTGTTTCAAACATATTGAACATAAGCTTTAAAAACATCCATAATTTATCAATTTCAATATTACTTGTATTCTGTCTTATCTCAATTGTACCATGTGTATTATAATGTTTTAAAGTCACCGCCAAATATTTATAATCTAAACCCATTCTAACAAGATCACTTATTGATGTAGAATTGTTTATTCTTTCCGCATAGCTAGATAATGAACGGGCCATACTGTGATTAGTTCTAGATTTTGGTTGAATTGAGTTCATTATATCTTGGTGTGCGGAATACCTTCTGAAAAAATCAATAGCTAGAGCATTTGGCATTTGGTCATCGTAGTGACCGCCATTGTAAAAAGTTTTACCTTCATGAAAATTATCACGGAATGAAAATTGATCTCTAACAGCGGTTAACATATGATTTTTTGAATTGTGAAAGAAATCACTTTTAGATATCCCCATTACTTTACGATTTGATATATGAACGTGACCGCCGCAAGCTTTTGTGACTTTTGCACCGTTGGCTTGGTACAATTCTAAAACGAACTTAATATCATTGTAAGCTTCAGTACACAGTGGATAATTTGGAAAGTTTATTTCAAAGTCTACACCCGCTGTTCCGTCTTGTTTAACTATTATGTGTTTTAGATTGTTATCTCTAGCAAGCTGTTGAGCTGTGTTCAAAGAAATACCTGTTCCCTCAAATTCATATCCAAATGTTAAGTATCCATTTTGTAAGTAAGTCATTGTTTTTATTCCTTTTTTTTAAAAATTAATGTTTATGTGACATATGCCACACCCTACTCTAACACAGTACACACAACAAAAAAAGCTTTTTTTTGAAATATAGTTCACTTTTTTTTATTAGGTAAAAAAGCCGCCGCAACGGCCCCACCTTAAAAAATTTTTTTTTATAAGTTTAAAACGTGTGTACACGTATATGTATACACATTGTAGTGGGTTACTAAATCCTGCTAGAGCAAAATCCGATGCAGGACTCCCCGATGCAGGATTCTCCGATTCCGAACAATTGTTCGGATATAACGCTGGCAACCTGACCTGCTGGCAAAAAAAAAGGGCTGGAAAATTCCAGCCCTGTTAATACGAACAAGTCTTTGTCCGATGCTACTGTTTGTTAATGAAGATTGGTCTGAACCTTTTCTTTGGTGCACTCCAATCATATTGTTTACTTGTATAGTGCGACCAACCAAGTGCTTCGTACAAATGATTCGTGTCTAAATCGAAATCGTTGTACCCCTCAAGGATTGAGTTGAAGTAAGATTGTGATGGTGGCATAACATTTTTCTTATTCATAATGTATGTCATGTTACCATTTACCGTAATCTTTTTGTACAAATTAGGATAACCTTCATAGGCATCTAGTCTTTTTTCACACTCATCTGTAATTTCCCAAATACCAATCGGAAGTAGATCATCTGACTTACCGCTGTGTTCAATATCAGCTACACCTCTGAATACTAACCTCCAATTTGGTAGATATGCAGAACCAAGTTGTTTTGCATTAGGACATCTAGTTGCCATTTGGGTCAAATTAAGATTTGACCCATAAGCAAAATATAATTTACCCATTATTCCTTTTCTCCTTTCTTTCTGTTTTAGTTTTTTGATAACCAACGTCATCACCGTATTCTTTTTGATTGAAAATAAATTTTGGATCAGCATATCTTTCACGAAACTGTCTGATTAGCTGTCTGTCTTTTCTGTTAATACTGTTTACTCTCATAGCAAACTCCTTTCTTTTTATTAAATTATATTATATATATAATGAACCATAGTTCATAAGTCAACACCTTTTTTAATTTTTTTTTATTTTTTTTTATATTGACATCGGAAACATAGTTCAGTATACTATATATATATTTAATTAAACGAAAGGAAAGTATATGAAACATGAAGATAAATTAATCTCTATTTGGGAAGATTTTTGTAGAGAACAAAAATTACCACTTGTATCGGCAGATGAAATTGAAAGCATCGAAATTAATGATTCTGAAATTAAATCTAGATACCCTCAGAGAAGAAAAGAAAATAATTCTACTTTTATGGAAATCTCACAAGAAGAAAAAGATTTTGCAAGAGCTTATGTAAAAGTGTGGTGCTATTTTCAGAACAATGGATTTTAATACCTGCTGGTTTGCAGGCTGGGAATAGTCAACTAGCTGGGAGTTCGCTCCCAGCTTTTTTTTTAGGTACACCGAACAATTGTTCGGGTTGACAGGATGCAGGTGAACAGGTAGATTGCAGGTACATTCTCATATTATTTCCTCCGAGAATTAAACTTACCCCAGACACGAATCCCGATCTGGGGTTTTTTTTGGACAATTGTTCGGGTTAATCCTGCTGGATGTTACTCCGAGCAGAAAATCTCCGATCCGACCTGCCTGCCAGCCAAAAATTCCGAACAATTCTTCGGGATTTCTGCTGGACGCTGGGATTTTGAAACATCTGCTGGGCGTTTGCCCGCTGGGACCGTATTATTTCCCAGAATCTCCCATCTCTTTGCTACTATCGACTATCTTTACCCGAACATCTTCTGCTGGCGTGACGTTACGCATCCTGCCTTGGGCTAATTTTTGAAATTCTTCCAGTTTCTCAAGGATTTGCTCCCGATTAAGTCCGTTCATATCCTCGTGCATTATGTGCTGTTTGTTAACCAGTAGTCCTGTCGCCTTTAATCTTAGCTCTTCTGCACGTATTGCTTCTCCGATCTTACCGTTTTCCCATGCTTCGTTACGCATCTTCAATAAATCCCGAACAGATTTCTCAACAGTCACTCCGAACCTCGCATTAGCTTCCATACGCATCTCTTGATATCGCTCCTGTACCACAGGGTTACGCAACAACCGAACAGCATCGACTGTCGGGTTACTATATCCCGCTTCTCGTGCTGAAGCTGTTTGTGTCATATCCCGATACATAAAGTTATCCAAGAACCTCTGCTGTTTCGCTGTCAGTCTCTTCCATCCCGCTTTGCTCTGTTCTTTCGTTAGTGTTTCGCCTACCTTACTCATTGTCTTTCCTTTGTTAGTTGTTTGTTAAACCTTCTATCCTTTGCCTTCGATTGTTTCTTCTGTTCCTTCTCCCAACCTCTTGACGTTGAATGTGTCTTATCTCTTTTTATTTTATATGTGCTACTCACGGTGTAAATGTTCCTCCTTCGTAATCATTAACTCCGAACAATTTATCGTGCTAAACGCTAAAAAAAATATAGGGGGAGGTGGTGGGTTACTTACCACCCCCCTATACCCCCTATAGGGGGTAAGTCTCGGTAAGTTGGTAAGTAGCAATAAAATCAATGACTTAACACCCATAATTAACTTACCATAACAAGATGTAACCACCGTAACCACTTCCCGATTAACGTAACAAAAACAAACACTTAACAAGTTACCGACCAATCTACTTACCGTGGTAACTTCGTAACCCGTAACCTGTTTTTCACGTTTCGTACTCATTATCCCCATTTTCATAACTACAATCGACACATAAATATTTACCATTTTTGTATGTATAAAACCAATCATCTTCTTTTAATTTTTGGCATTGAGGACAACGTAATTTTTGTGCAAAAACTAAATCCTCCTGCATCTTTTTATTTTTTCCAATAGGAAATGCTATAACTTCGCCCATTTATTGCTCCCATCTATAAAAACAATGTGTATCAATACACACTGTTTGAGTAAACGAACTAGCCCAATACGGGCTAACGTAATTAGCATGATAATGTGTTGAACCATCGGTAACGTCAATACTAATTTGTTCGTTTAAGACAACCCAAGCTATCGACTCAGCCCAATCATAAGCCCGAACATCATTGATATTTTCTGGTTTACCATCACAATAAAAGCTAAAAGCACATTGATCCCGAACAATTTTACTTGTATCCCAAGAGTATCTTAACCCATCGGTAACAACTCCACACACTGTGTTCGGAAATCTATGGTCGTTAACTCTATTATAGATTGTTTGTGCAACTGCCAACTGTGCTAAAGTGCTCTCCGATCTGCTCTCGAAATAGATAGCATAACTCATGCAAACCAAAGCTGTTGCTGTTTCAAGCACTCTTCTTACCTTTTATGTAGACGATCCTTCTCGCTTGACCAACTGTAAGCTTAAAATGTTCGGCTAAATCCTCCAGAGTAAACTTTCTATCAATCGTTACTTGTCTGTGGACACCACCTGCTTTTTTATATTTGATATCGTTTTTGTGTTCGTGCCAATAATTTTGTACTTCTTCTATAAAATCATCGTTAAATTTTGTCATTATCTTCTCCTTATTAGGTGCATTGGAAGGATTTGGTTATACCTCCAAGAACTGTATATCGAACTACCATTCTGATCACTGTTCTACCATCCTATTGTCCGCTAAGACCGAACCGCTAAGCCCTAAGATGTGCCTTATCTACGTTCCATAGATTATTCAGCCACAATGCTATTTCGCCCGTCAGCGAAAACTTAAAAACTTTGTGTGGGTATTCTACAGATTTGATTGTTGCTATTTAAAGTACACTCAATCTTTTACACTAAAAATAAAACTATGCCTTATAGGGGGAAATTTTATTTATGTGATCTATAGTTAAAGACATACCCACTTGCCTTATGCGAAAGGAATAACGTGTACTCCCCCTTACCCTTTCAACAACTTTAATGTTTTCCCAATCTCTTTTTTAAGATAGAGAATATGTTGTTTTTTTCCTTTAGGCGGAATAATAAATATATCCCGCCCAACTGCTTTACATAAATAATCTAAAGACATCTCTAAATTATTTATTGTTTCATCTTTCTTAAAATCGCTAAATGTTTTCTCTAGCAAATTTATTGAAAAACTTACGTCATTTTCTATGGACACTATGCCACCTCACTATTGTTATTAATTTCATCGGCTCTAACGGTTAATGCAAAACTAACACATTCTTTTAAAATGCCACTATATTGACCATCTGTAATACCGTAAGACATTAAAGCTTTCTTCATGATCTTATCGGCTGTATCTGTCCATACAATAGCATTACACATAGCAAACTTCCATGCACCGATTTCTCTCTCAATCGTGTCATAATTAGATGTTTGATTAGAACCAAGAATGTGACCAATCTCGTGTAAAGCGGAAACGTAATAACCCGTATTCTTTGTAGGTCTAATGCAAATTGTTCTAGTTTTTTGATTTGCATAATAACGTGGTAACACTTCTTTTAAAGATTGATATTTTACTGTGATGTTATGCTTTGCACATAACTCTTGTACGTGCAAAGCCATATCAATACGTTTTACTAATGCTCTATTCATTATGCCACCTCCTTTGTATAATAAGATGAAACAGTACGTTCATCTAACCAAGTATCTCTTTGAACATTGTCAACAACTGCAACTAAATGTTCTCTTGTTAAAACAAGCACAGAACCACTAGGTGCATCTGCCGACCAATTTCTAATTGAAATCTTTCTACCCATTTTATCTTTTGGAGTGCTATGCCGAACAAAACCTTTTTGCTCAGCATATTTTCTCCAAACAACTTTACTATTTGGTAAGTCACCCATCTCTAAACCAAGATTAAATAAATCTTTCATCGTAACCTTGTAATCTTGATCTAATGCAATAGAAAAGGCTCTAATCACACAATCACTAATCTTTGTTTTAGAAAAATACTTTGATCTACCACCGTCATCTTGGGTGTATTTACCTTTAAATTTACTCATTATGAAACCCTCCTAACTAAAATGTTATCGCCATATGTTTTAGTGATAACTTTCTTGCCAACATCAAGATTGCTTACGTTGATTAAATCTTTTCTATCAAGATCAAATACTTGAGAATTAAAAGCACTTCCTAATACAATGTCATTAGTACGACCATTAAATGGAATGTCATAAACAACCTCAAATTTTCTATCATTATCAATAATAATCTGTCTCATAATATAACTCCTTTCGCTTTGTTTCGGTTAATATAAGATAGTTATATCGGAACAATAATTCAATGTCAAACGGTTTTTTTATTTTTTTTATCTTTTTTTTCTTTTTGTAGGTAAACCAGAACAAAACTCTCACATTCTGGACATGATAAATTAGTAACCATACTATATTCTGACTCTTCTTCTTCTTCAATATCGTGATCACCACCCCAAATTAATTCTTTACTACAATGCCAACAATTCATTTTCTACCTCCCACTGCATAGCCCATAAAATTATATGACTGCCAAATCTTAGATACATTACCCAATTGTTTTAATTCTTCATTTAATTCTTTTTCTGTTTTACAAAACATTGAAACAGCCAACTGGGTGTCTTTATCCAGAATCTCCTGATCTTGAAAATTTGTTCGCTTTTCCTGTATATGCATTTTGTGTATCAGGGTCTGTATGATTGTATTATCCAGATATACTTTCTCAGCAATCAATAATATTGCACCTCGATTGATACGTTCTTTTATTAACTTGAGCACACGCTTACGTTTTTCTGATCCGAGGAACTGAAGCGTAAACATAGATATAATAACTGAAATATTGTTCGGCTCTGCTGGCAGGATTTCTTCTACATCTCCTAACCTGAAACCAAAACCTGAATGTATTTTTTTTAATTTATGTTTATCAACTCCGATATATTCACAATCGTCAGCCTTTGGCATCTGAGATAAAAACCGACCTGTTGAGCATCCGATGTCGATGACTGTGCTCTCTGGTTGAGCATATTCACATCCGATACCTGTAAATATTTTTGTTAACGAAGAATAGTTCGGGATCGACAACTCTATGTGTTTGTCAAAATCATCAATAGACGCAAAGTCAAATACCTTATACATCATTGTCTTGAACCTGTTTTATTCTTGTTCCGAGCCATTCCATAACATTGATAGACATTGCTCTACCACAAGCTTCATATCTTTTTGATACTGGAGCTTCTTCTTTTGGTTTACCTCTATAAGGTATTTGTGTGTAATTATCAGGTAAACCCTGAAGCCTTTCGCACTCCAGTGGTGTTAACCTGCGAACAATCGTATTTCTAGCTACGCAGGGTTGTCTGTTACCACCTGTCATAGCTGTTAATGTAGGTGAAACCTCTTCTTTTTTAACTCTGGGAGCTCCTCCATCAGGTGATCTGGGTTCAAATACAACACAGGGAGAATTGTTCGGGTTCCTGACCAGCACAGAATGATGATCATTAGCCGTAATTGTATACATAGCTCCATTTTGATTTAATCCACTGCCATTTGACTTTGAATGACCCGATGCAATAGCTACTAAATCAGTAGCAGACTTATAATCCCGAGCGGCTATTGTTCCTGCGATGTCGTCTTGAGTGTATTGATCGCTTCTTGTAAGGCGATGCGTAATTGTTCGGGTATCTTCTTCCCTTTTCTCCCTGCGCGGCGGAGTATCCCATGACAATGCTTCTCCGTTAAATAAAACCTTTGCTGGATTTCTCCAGTTTCTAGAATGTCCGACAACGAAGATACGCCTTCGCATTTGTGGGATTGCTCTTGGAAATCGTTGTGTTCGTATGTACTGAGTGTCAAGAACCCTGTAGGCGAACCCATACCCGAGTTCTGCCAACCCTCCAAGGAAGGAAGCAAGGTCTTTTCCTTCGTTAGATGACAAGACACCGGGGACATTCTCCCAAAGTACCCATGTGGGATTAAGTCTTTTAATAAGACGTATAAACTCAAGTGCGAGATTTCCTCTATCTGATTTAATCCCTTCCCGAAGTCCTGCCACGCTGAAGGTTGCACATGGTGTTCCTCCAACAAGGACATCTGGAGACTGTCCTCCGATGTCTTTCTTTTCGATTTTCGTAAAGTCGCCATAATTTTTCACCTCTGGATAATGATATTGTAAAACAGCGGAACGAAAAGGCTCTATTTCAGATACCCCTATACATTCGTAACCAAGTGGTTCCCAAGCTACACTAGCACTTTCTATTCCGCTACATATTGATAAAAATTTCACGAATGTAACCTTCCTATTTTTTTTAATTTTTTTATAATTATATATTCTTTTTTATCGAGCTCCTTTAATTGTCTATCGCAAGAACCACAACTGACATCTGTTCGTCCTTTATAAACCCGACCTCTGGTTTGTTCACCGCACCAATCGCAATCTATATGTTTTACGTAGTATCTCCAATAAGCATCTGTCATATGTTATCCCTCGCTGTTATTGCTTCATACTCTCCTCTACTCATTGAACCATTCATTGTACCAAGCCATTTACGACCTCCTGCTGTACTAAAACTAAACTTGTCTATTCGACCCTCTGTAATCAGTTCCCGAACAATTCCATCAAGCACTCGCTGGGATAGATTCGCCAGTGCTTCTGGTGCATCAGCATCAGTCATCCTACTATTTAAAGAATCAGCTCCGCCCTGTTGACACAGAGCTCTGCCTTCACGTTCACAACGACTAATCCATTCATAAAGTGCAGTCTTTCTGGTATCCCGATTAGTTCCAGAGTTAAGCTGAAGCATATCTTCAGTTCGATCTACCAGCAATCCAGTATCCAAATCCCGAACAAATTTTCTTATCTGGCGTTTTGCTGGGCCATTTGATTTAACCACTGCACCATCAAAGCATCTGTTTCTTTGATATTCTATGTTCAGTTCTTTACACTGACGTTTTGCTGTATTCTCATCCAATTGCCATAAAGCAAACGCACAACGCACACCATCAACAATCGCTGACGTACCTCTGATAAGATTTCTGGCTTGTTCTGGTGTTGATATAACTGTATCATCTTTAACTTTAGTCATATGATGACACATCATCACTGACGCTCCTGTTTCCGAACAAATTTTAGACATCAATCCTGTCAAGGCCGCACCAGCGGCTGGATCAGAGTTCACATCTGCGTGAACAAACGAAGCTAACGGGTCGAAGATAATAAGCTTCAGGTTATTAATCTGTAATATTTGTTCGTATATACGCTCGAACTCTGCTGAAGTTGTTAGCTCACCATGTACGCTTTGCAGTACAGGAAACACACCACCAACATTAGGTAATGATACAACCCGAAGCTCATTCTCATAATCAAACCGTTCATTGTTTGGATCAAGACGTTCAATACGTCTATGCATCTCCGCTTCATCATCTTCTGCTGTAAATATAACTACATTACCAAACTCTGTAACATTACCCCCAAATGAATTACGCATCGGAAAAGCACCAGTAACCTTCATCGCTAAATCCAGTGTAAGCATGCCCTTTCCTGCATCACCCGCGGCTGACAATATGATCGGTACTCCCAATGGAAATGTACCATCTACAATAAATTTTTGTTCGGGTGCAGAACCAACAAATCTAGATATAAGAAGACTGTCATCTAGTAAATTAATATTTTGTTTTGTAAAAGTGTTTGTAGTATTTAGAAATTCATTTATGTCAAAGCCTTCTGTTATAGCATCAGCAACATCCCATCTTTCTGGCTTACCTTTAGGTAAAGTAAGCATTTTAACTGATTTGACATTTGCGTTCAGGGCTAATTCCTGAACAAGTTCAGCTAATCTTTTACCTGCTGGATCATTATCAGCCCACAGGATAAGTTCTTTACCCTGTAATGGAGAGAAATCATACTGTGAAGCTGATTTCTTTGTTAACATTCCCGCTCCACCCATTGTACAGGTTGCTGTATATCCTAAATTATTTAAAGCATCAGCACATTTCTCACCTTCTACCCATATTACTGTGTCTGAAGCAGAAATGTTCGGGATATTGTACAGGGGTCTGACATCAGGCATACGAGGATATGGGTGGTCGCCAGTAAACTGCCTAAACTCTTTCTTTGGTTTACCATGTGTATCTAATACAGGATTGCCAGCACCATCACGAACAAGGTATTTACGAACCGAACAAATTATCTGATTGTCTGAGTTTTTGTATAAATATTCCGAATCGTAAGGTGTTTGTCTGTTAATCTGTACTTTAACTGGGTTTTCAGGAGTTTCATCCCGAACAAATTTCTGAGGTTCACCTATATACTCAGAAAACATCTCTTTAATTTCAGGAAACCTAAGACCTCTACCCTCCATCAATATCTTAACGATACCTCCGATCCCGACACCACCATTGAAGTCTTGTCCTTTCATAAAGTATGGACTTCTTGGATTAATATCTATCTTCAGGGATTTACCCTGTTCTCCTGAAGTTGATCCGATTGTAAATAAATCACCAGTTACTCTTCCTTGAGGAAAAGTATTACGAAGCACATCTATCTGTACTTGTCTTGGTACTTTTTGACTAATCTCTTCGACTAATTCACTTGCTGACATACTAGATTTAGTATTGTCAAATGGTAAAATACGCATTATATTGTACTCCTATACACCTTTTAACCCGAGCAACTAACCTTGTTCGGGTTTCTCCCAGCAACTATTTTTAAACTCACACCTCTTGCATAAAAAGTAATCAGAGTTCATAGCAACTCTGGGTAAAATTTCATTATGCTTAACTGCTGTTAAAATTTCAACAGCTTTATCACTTGTCTTTTGAGCCAGAGCTTTATCAAAAGGAACCAACTCATAATAAATTTCACAATTATTTTTGTTAACCACTGTAAATAAAGCAGGATTATCTGTCAAATCCATGTACGCCTGATACAATGCAATCTGTGAAGCATATGTCAAATTAACCTCCTTTACACCTTTCCGAACAAATTCATTAAAACTTTTATCATTTGCTGATTTACACTCCCATAGCATAGGATACTTTACCCCCTCAGGTCCAGAACAAATTACACCATCTATGTGACCTTTAACCTGATCATCTGCTATTGAGAAACCAAATTGTTCGCCATTTTTGTCTGTAGCTCTTAGATCAAATCCTGCTTTTGTTAACCAACCATGAGCCATGTCCTCAATCACATGACCGAACTGAAATATTCTTAGTAACTTAGCACTGAACTCGCTGTCTTTATCGGGTTCTTGACCCATATACCTATATTGTATTTTACGAGAACAAGCATCACCCAAAGAAGAAGCACCAAGATAAGTTCTTTTCTTTTGCTTTTTATTATAATCTTGTATTGATAAATCAACTGCTTCTTGTATCATCTTGTACGTTTTTTCCAAATGGGAACTCTGCTTCTTTGTCACTGATGTTAAATTTGAGCCAGATTGCTGCCAAATAAGTTTCGATAAGTTCATTTTCTATTCCTTCCATTCTTTGTATAGACATGATCAAGTATAACACATCTTGTTCATCAAGTTCCGTAAACTTCTTGTTCCAGCCAATTTGACCGAACAATTTTCCAACTTTCTTTAGTGTATTGTCGGATCGTTCTCCGAGTCCACCATGTGATTTCTCCATTGCAAACCAACTCCTTTCTCATCCTTTATTGTTATGAAAGAGAAAGTAAACAATTCATCTCCCTGCCACAAAACAATTGCATATCCTGATTCTGGAAAATCTTCTTCAGGAATTTTATCTAACATATCATCAATCTTTTTAGTAATTCTGTCGATTATCTCATCTTCTGAACCATTCACATCTATAGATGTAAAAAAATTTATATTATCTGGTTCGCCATTACTATTAACTACCATCTTTACTTCTACTACAGACATTACGCTACATCCTTTTTTATAACATTATTGATCATTGCATCTATTCTATCTTTATTCCAAAGATAATTAAGATAACAAGCACCTCTATATTTAGTCCAAGAAAAATCAAAACCCGATATTACTACACCTGACTTTGACAACATATCTTTTTGCTTATCACTTATTCTTTCATTCAACCATCTTTTACCTTTCTTGGCACTGTTACCATCTTCAATCTCTCTAAGAAAGTCATCAGCAGATGCAATAGCTTGTTGCTTTGTTCCAATACTAACCATTCTTAATTGACCACCAGAACGCTTTACAATACCACAAGACAATTCGCCAATATCAGCAACAAGTGCAAAACCATTAAATCCCGTTGCAGATAAACATTTACCTGTACCAAATAAATCCATCCATCTAAAAGGAGAACGATCAATTAAGTCAATCTCTGTCATGTTAAATTCTTCTAAATCTGTGTCTTGATTCTGACCAAACTCAAATCCACAAATAGGACATTCACGAACCCCTAAAGGAACAACAGACTTACACTCTGGACAAACTTTTTCTGGAGCTTGACCTTGTAAATCTGATTCTGATCCTTCAAGATTGACATCATCCTCTAATGAACCATGTGTTAAAACAGATGTGCCAAAGTCTAATACGACACAATCTGTTTTAATTATGTTCGGGTATTCATCTGGATCAATGGTACGAAGACCTCTACCAATCATCTGAACCATAGTAGCTTTGTAAGAACAGGGTCGAGTTAAAACAATGCAGGATACAGGTGGTGCATCAAAGCCTTCTGTAAGAACAGCTACGTTGACTACAACTTGAACATCACCATTAGCTAAATCATTCAGGATATTAGACCGAACATTTTTGTCTGTTTCACCAGTAACTATTTCTGCTCGTATTCCTTTATTTATAAATTCATCACATAAATCTTCTGCGTGTGCAACAGTAGAACAAAATACAACTGTTTTACGATTTGATGCTTTTGACAGCCATTCATCAACTACACGTTGATTGATTGCTCGTTTATTCATAATACGAGCTACTTGATCCATATCAAAATCAACCACTGTTTTCCGAACATTTTGTAATTCAGAACGTACACCCACGTCAATGACGTAGGTTTTTGGGGGGACAAGAAAACCCTCACGAATGAGTGTTGATATTTCGATCTGATGGGAACAATTGGTGAAGACTTGACGTAAACCTTTCTTATCCCCCCGATTAGGCGTAGCAGTGAACCCAACGATCTCAACTTTATCGTTAACTTCTTTAGCATGGTTAATAATCCGAGTGTAAGTATCTGCAACAATGTGATGACTTTCATCAACAACCACCATATCTATTTTTTTCATGTTATCTAAATTTTTCGGTCTTGATAGTGTTTGCACCATCGAAAACACAGCATCTCCATCCCAATCTTTTTGTTCAGCATTGACTATGCTAGTAGATATGTTCGGATTTATACGCTGGAACTTACTTATATTTTGATTAACCAGCTCATCTCTATGCTGGAGAACCAGAACATTTTTCCGTGATTTGTAACGCTTACCAATAAGAGAGGACAACATTATCGTTTTACCCGCACCTGTCGGAGCAACAACAACAGTATTGCCATGCTTATCTAAAGCTTCCGATGCAGAATTAACTGCGATTTCTTGATACGGTCTTAATAACATTTTACCTCGCTTTCTCTTTTATGTGGGAAGTTTTGCGTCCTACGTACTTCCCAAACGTAGCTCTAGCACACACGGAGGTCTGACGCTAGAAACTCAAAAAACTCTATATTTACAGGGTACAATCATACACGGATATGTCAATTGCACCCTCTCACAGCCTTTAAAACAAGCCGTTTTTTACCAGAACAGCCTTAACTCACCCCAAATCAATCTAACTCAGCCAACCTCAACATATCGAAACCCAACTGCCTAAACATGACTAATCGCACCTCTCCCCTACATACAATATCTCAACTGCCTGAACTTAACTCACCACTGTTCAACTCACCAGATCACAGAATAAAACAACTCAACTTTACACAACGTACCTGAACTGCCTGAACTTATCGCACCCCAAAATAACATATCGCAACTCACCCCAACTGCCACAACGCAACGCAACTGACCTGAATGGAACTCACCTCACCCAACAATAACTGCCGTAACGCAACCAACTCGAACTAACAAGACCACAACTGCCTAAACTAAACTGAACGGAACTTAATTCACCTCTTCACAGAATAACACACCTCAACAGAATTGAACTGCCATACCGAAACATAAAAGAACTTAACCAAGAGAACCCTAGCCGACCCAAACGAACTGCACCATAACTGCCTTAACTGAAACTAACTGAACCAAGAAAACCCAACCCCTGCTGAACTGCCTTAACATAACGCAACGCTGACTATCCTAACTGACCTGACCCCACCTCGACACGACACAGAACATTAACTAGCTTCGCTAGAAACACTTTCTGATTCTAATAAGTCAACAACTTCTTTAAGTGACTCAATATCAATATTTTTTAAAGCACAGATACCATCATGCCTATTAATCCATGCTCTTAATTCTCTACAAGATTGACGACATAATTCAGCAACAACCTCTGGGTTTTCTAAATCAAATCTTTGATAGCCACCACCTTGTGCACGATTATCAATAGGAGAAATATAAGTAGGAAACCGAACAACTTTTGCATCTTCAACTATAATTGAATCATTTGCGTCTAATTTTTCTGTTGGTAAATCTCTATATTGAACTGTAATTTTACAACCTGTAGCAAATTGTCTAGCCATCTGAATACGATACTTTAAAGCCATCTTTGCATCATCGTCAAAACCGAACAATTTATAAACAGGATGCTCTGGATTGTCTTTTATCCACTCGACAAACTCAGCAGGAACATAACTGTTCCTGCCTGTCTGGTTAAGGTAATCGTTGATTATCTTTTCACGATCCTTCTTACCAAATCTTTTTCCCATACTATGCAACTTCTTTCAGAAGAGAAGCTCTTTTAATTCTTTCTTCTTGCATTGCTTCGTATAATTGATGACTTGTATTGTCATGTGACTCAATCTCTGGATTTTCTAGAGCAAGTTTTTGACAAGTAGCACCTTCTTCTTTGGTCAACTCATCCCAAAGTTTTTGATCTGAGGAAGTAAAGAGTTTATAACCACCCATAGGGCCACCTTTCTCAATTCTCCAATCGCCTAAACCACATAATGTTCCTGCGTTAGTCAATAGAGAAGTAATATTTCTTTGACTAAAGGTAGGATTAATATATCGAATAGTAACTTCAGAACACCATCTAGGTAATTTAGCTCTGGTACGAATATCTGGAGTTCTGTTTATATCAGAAGAACGAACTACAGACATATTCATATAAGGCTTACCCCAGATATTAATGTGCTCGCCTACAACGTAGATACCACGATTAATACCTGCTTTAGTTACACCTTCAGTTTCAAGAGCAGAAGTTGCCATACCTCTCTTGATACCTGTGGAAGGAAAGCTTAAAAAAGCACCGTTTTGACCATTAACGTAACAACTATCCACAAACTCTTCTTCTGGATTGTGTTTAATATCCTTCTTTTGTGCGGCTGTTTTTTTAGCGGCTCCCATAAACAATGTGCTCATAGCCTTTAAAGACATTGAATTATAAATTAATGGGCCCGTACCAACAATCTTCAAAGTAATTTCAGATTGCTTTAATTGTTCAACAATTAAACCTGTTGATTTAGTCTCTTTTTTTGATGTCATAATTGACCTCCTTTCTCAAAGTTAAAGTTATTTCGCCCAACTTGGTACATTATTGTCAGCTTGGCTGACGTTAGGTTGTGGTGCAGTGTTAGGCTGTGTAGTGCTAGTTACACTTCCTGCAATATAACCTTGCATATTAGGAGTTAAAGGTGCAATTAATTTATTACGATCTGCGTAACCATTAGTGCCTTCTTCAATACCAATCTTAATACATAATTCCATACCATTTAATTGCTCAATACTATTAAGCTGTCTGCCCTGTTGGGCTTGTGGTGAATTATCATCGGGATTGATTCCCCTAGAGCTTTCGATTATCAAACGCATTGTTCTTAAACCAATTTCTTTGGCTACAGGAACTCCACGTTCTGACATCTTATCGCCATCGACAAATAGTCTATGCCAGACTTTTCGTCCATTATGTCCACCACCTATAATAGTAAATTCTAGTGGTAGCCATTTTGCTCTTTTACCTGTTTGGCTAGACTTAAAAAAATTACCTTGACCAAACTCTGGTATTTGCGTGTCACCACCTTGTAAACTAAGCATGACACGAGCAACTGTATTATTTGGAATTAACTCAAATTCCCCCGTACTGTTATCGGGTTGTACTTCATTAAAATTAAGCATTATTTTACCTCACTTTCTTTATTTGCTAGATCAAAATTTAGTGGTCGATTATCAATCGGATTATCAACAGACATTTTTTGCAATAGTTTACCAAGATGTGGTTCTTCTATTAAATCTAATCTACCCGATCTGTCTTTTGCAGGATAAGACCATTCATTTAATGTTTGACAAACAAATGCCCTATATGCAGGAGTATTTTCATCACCCGGCATTACTGCCATAGTAATTACTTCATCTACAATACCCGGAAGTTCTCGACCTGTTTTAGAACCTTCAATTTGAAGGTCATGAATAGGACGACCAAAATCATCCGTCCTACTATCAAGGATGCCTACAAATATAACATTTTTATCTCTTATATGTTGTAGATGTGTTAACCACCCCATCATCTCTCTGCCTTGCATACCATAAGCAGCTCTTGTATCTAATCGACCATTCGATGTTCTACAATCGGGTTGACTTTGACACCATTGAAAACACAATCTTCCCGCAACAGTAATACTGTCAATAAAGATTGAGTCATATTTTTTAAGTAATTCTTTTGGACTACCATATGTTTGACATACAGAGTCATAATGTGCTTCAGAATAAATTTGATCTTCATTTATAGCAGGGTTTGCACCACCAAGCAGACAAGCAAAATCACGACATTCTTGCCAAGTTCTAGGGCGAATTACATCTATGGGCCAACCTTGAATAGCCGCATCTCCCGCTTCTAAATCCATAAACAAAGTTCTATCTGAATCCATTGTTCGCACAAGTGAAGTTTTACCAACTCCACTTGGGCCAACGATAACCATTTTATGACCTCTTTGTTCTGCCATTCTTTTTTCGGCTGAAATAATATTTAACATTACTCATCTCCCTCAAATGTTACCTTTACACCTTGCAAAGAAACTGTACGAAATTCTTTTAATTTCTGTTGCATAGCGGGTAAAGCATTTGTGAACTTAGCTTCGGGAACACTAATAGTAAATTTAGCTAAATGATTAGCTTCCTCAGTAGTAAGGTTATTAAGATAATTAGTTAGTTGTTCTTGATCCCACTCAACTTTCTTACGTAACTCAACCTTAACTTTCTGATTGCCATCAAAGATATTAGTTGTACCAAAATCTTTTCCTTCTTCATTAAGCTTTTCTTTAGCCTTATCTAAGTAACGATCTTCCAAAAACTTATTAAACTCTTGAACCTTTTTTTGAACTTCTTTAAGTTCCTTTTGTAAATTAGCTTGTGTTAAAGCTAAATTAAACTCATCAACGTATCTAACTTGTGTCATATAATGACCTCCTTTCTCTTAAAAATTAATATTTCTAATTATGTGTGCTTTGTTAATATGGGAAATTCCCATAACAATGTCAACTACTTTTTTTAGAAATTTTTATTTCTATATCAAAAACAGCCTTCATTAATTTTTTTTTTAGTTTAAAATCAGATGTTTGCACACCTTTCGCATCTTCAACAATTTTTTCTTTTTTTCCGTTTTCTTGTATTAATATGTAAACAAAGTCAGCAATATATTTACATATTTTACAGTCATTTACTATAATATCAAACTTAACTTGTCTTTCTAAATTCTCAATAATCCCTGCCATTTGCATAGATGCAAGTTGACCATAACGCTCTGCTTCCCATTTGGAATCAAACTTATATCCCATAAACTCAGTTTTTTTAGCGTTATATTTATTATACTTCCCATATCGTGTGGGATAGTGTATAGTTTTTTTAAGCATATCTTAGAAAGGGTACAACAAATGGCATCAAATGAAAAGTGGAAAAGTGTTAGTGTTGGAATAAAAACATATAAACAATTGGTAAAAATTGCAGATGAAGAAGATCGCAAAGTTGGTCAACAAATAGCTAATTTAGTAAAAAAAGAATACGAAGCAAGGTATGGTAATAATATTTCTGAACTTGGATTAGGCTCTGCTAAATCTAATATAAGTTAATATGATGGATCAAAAACCAATAGTATATGCAACACAAGAAGGTAAAGATGATCCTATTTACATTAATATTCTTAGAAGAAAAGAAGATTTTGAAAGAATAAAAATATCTAAAAAACAAGCTATGAGGTTAGTAGTTGAGATAACACAAATGTTACAATTACATATAAAAGATTAAACTTCTACCTCTTCCATACGTTTACATAAACGCTCAGCTCTGTTTGTTACCTGGCGATACCACCTCGAATCTCGCATTTGGTTTGCACTTTCCTGCCAGTTGCCATCCATAACAGCTTGTATATGTTTTCTAAACTTGCTGTATCTTGGTCTGCCTAGGTTAAACATCATGTTTGCTACAATCTGTTTTACTTCTTCTGGTAAGTTATCCCAATCATCATAAACTTTTTTACAATCTATAATGACACTTTGTATATCTTGTTCAAAGAGTTCTGTAACTCTGTCCTCGGATATTTCTGCACCTAACTCTAAATCGTATTCTGGTTCATCCTCTCTGCACAAGTGTCCGATGCCGCAAGTTTTTAAGGAAAGGTGATCGAGGTAAGTCTCATATTTTACGCCCTCATCAATGATGAGTTGATCTTTTAATTTTGATATATCCATTTAAATTTTACCTCGTAATGCTAAAGTTTGTGCTAATGCTTGAGTTTTAGGATTGGTAATAATAGAAGGATTTGTTGCTAAACTTGATGATGGTTGACTTACATTTACCTGTGCTAAATTTGAAGAATTGTTCGGGATTGATATATTCTGCTGGAGTTGAGATAATTGATCCGTCATGCCAGTATTGTCCATAAAAGCTTGCACTTGCTTATCAGCTTCATTAATTCCTTCTTGTGTTAATTGTGGTGTTGCTTGTGTCATAGATTTACCAATTACACTAGCTATTATTCTACCTAATCCAGCCGCTTTATCTTTATTACCTAGTTGATTATATTGTTTAAGAACTTGATTGTAATAACCACCTGAAGATAACAATCTTCCTAATAATACAAACTTTGCTAATTTACCAAGATTTTGCAAAGGACTAGCAGCTATATTAGCTGCAACCAAATCACCACCAGCCGCTGTTCTTGCATTAAAAGATAATATTTGTGCAAACTCAGACATTTCTTTACCTACGGTGTCACCAAATATTGCTGATAATTTACCACCCGCATCCGCTTTTGTTAATCTGTCTGCAAATTGTCTTAATGTTTTTGCATCTGTAAAAGCAGTTGATCCAAAATCATCAATCAAAGAGTTCATAAAGTAACCCTTTATTTTATTAGTCGCTACTGCATCATTAGCAAAATAAGTCATCATTCTTTGCACATCAGATGCTGTAGTAGCTGTTGACGATATAGACTCAGCCGCTTGAGTTGAATTTAATCTACCTTCAGCTAAATTTCTTAATGCTGTTGCTTTACTTAAAACACTTTGTTCTTTTTGTGTTTTTAATACTTGTTGTAATGTTCCTATTAAATTAGCGTCAGCTCCTTCTGTAACAAATTGTTTAATTGTATTTTCATTAATATTTGTTAAAGACGTTCTGCCAATTTGATCAGACAATTTTTTAATTTGATCAAAGTTTTTACCAAATAAAACTTTACCTGTGTCTCCTAAATCATCTATGGCATTTGAAAAAGCTTTACCATTAAATGTTCCAGACGGTGCATTACTAATATTTCCTTTTGACAATGCATTTCTTAGCCAATTACCAGCTAATAATTTTCTAAAATTTTCTCTACCACCTAGTGATGTAGCTTCAGCACTAACATCTAATAATTTAATTAATCTGTCTGGTCTATTATCTTTTATAAAACTCATGGCTAAACCATCAGCATCAATTGTCTTTTTAGCTTTTATTTGTTCTCTAAAGTTTTTTAATACTGACAATTGTTCAACATCTTCAAATTTGTCCATAAATTCTTTGTATTGACCACGAGCGTTTGGCAATTCTGAAGCGGCTTTTCTAATAGCTTCTTTGTCTGCTTTGTTTAAAGTTCTGCCAGCTGCTTTTATAGAAGCTTCTACGTTGTTTGACATGAACATATTGTCTATCATCTTAATAGCGTTTTCTATTTGTTCACGACCAGTTGTTGTTACTTTTCCACTCGGTGTACTGTATTTTAAACTAAGTAAATCATTTAATGATTTTCTTGTACGATACATCTGAGTAAAAGATTCTATTGGATTTTTAGATATTTCTTTTACAACAGATTTTAATGCTTCTATATCTGGGTTTGTTTTTTTAGTTACTCTAAATTCTACATCTAAATCTTTAGCTAATGATTTTAAATTAGCCGTGCTTAAAAAACCTTTTTTACCAGTGGTTGCTTGGATTACGTCATCAATTGGTTTAAATGTTGCTTCACTTATGTCATCCATAGCTTTAAAAGCTTCTGTTAAATAATCTAACGCTAAATTATCAACATTAGAATCTTTTTTAGCGGCCGCACCAAGACCTTGCATCAAATCATCAATTTGTTTTATAGCTGACTCTCGAGCTTGTTTAGTAGCTTTGTCAGCAGAAGCAAACAAATCTTCAGCACCTTTTATCAATACACCTCCTGCATCATCTGGAGCAGATGTTCCAAATTTAGCTCTAAAATCAGCCATTTTTTGTGCTAATACATCGTTATTTTTTTTCAATCTATCAGATGTACCAAATATTTTTTCTCCAATAGCTTGTGCTCTAGCAGCTAACGATGGTGCTCTTATAGCACTTAATGTAGGATTAAGACCCATACTAATAGATTTACCTGCTGTTTCTAATTCTTCCTTTGTTAAACTTTTACCAGCACTAAATGATTTACTTAAAGCAGATATACCTTTAAACGCAACTCCTGCTACACCTTCAGCCGCGGCTCCTATAAGAGCTTCTTTACCAACATCTTTAGCGACTTCACCAAAAGTTTGTGCTTGTGTTCCAGCGATTGTCTCTCCTAATTCCTCTGCTGCTTTACCAGTACCAGTACCCACACCAGCACCAATCATAGCACCCACTATTGGTATGGGTATTAAAACTTGACCAGCTATTGCTCCAGCAACACCACCAGCAATTTCAGGAGCAACTCCTAAGAGGTCAGCACTAAAATCATATCTACTAAGTCCTTCTTCATCAATCAGTGTAGACTGATCTAAATCAATTCCTAATTTTTTACCACCTTGTTTAGTTACAGCTAGTCTACCTCGTTTGTCACGGGCAAAATCACCATCAGATAAACCAAATTTTTTTAATACATTGACCTGTTCTTCATCATTTTCTGCTGTAGCTAAAGCACTTCTTAATTTAAAATTCTGCACTCCAGATTTGGTGTCGAACTCTTGTTCGGGTTTTGCACCAGATAATTGTTGTTGAGTTGCTGGAGGTGAACCTCTTTTTCTTTCTCTAATAAGTTTATTAATTGCTATTTGATCTTTAACAGTTGGTGTATCACCCTCTATATCAACATAGAAAGACTCATTTGGTAATTCTATTTTTATTCTACCCATAATTTGCCTAACTTATTTTATAAACTGCAAGACCATCATCAGCAAGTTCTGAACTTAACCCATATATATCTGAGCCAGCACCTTTATTAAATATACTATTTAAATTTCGTTGTGCTTGTAAGAAACTTTCCTCATTAGCCCACATATCTTTATTACCCATATCTGTTAATATAGTTTCAAATTGACTTTCTACATTACCAAATATTTCAGATACTTCTTTTAATCTAAATTTAGCTTCTTCTGGATTACCAAAGAAATTTAATTCACCTATTAATTCTTTTAATCTTTTAACGTCATCATTAGATATGCCATTGCCTTTTTCTTGTGTAAGAAAACCTTTATATTCTGCAATCAAACTATCTTGCATTGCTTTTAATAATCCTTCTCTTGAAATACCTTCTTTAACTTGTAATTGTCCATCAACAGTAATAACAGCATCACCAAATACTTTTTTAGGATTAAGCAAACCAATTCCAACACCGATGTTTTTAGCTCTATCAAGTAATCTAGTTGCTAAAGGTCCTTCTGGAGCATTTTGAATTTGTGTTAATAAATCTGTCATATCTGAAATAGAATTTTGTGCTCTTATAATTTTTTCGTAACCATTTCCTATTTTATTAATATCTTGAGGAAGAGCATATTTCATTGCTTGACTTGTCTTATCATAACCCATTTGAACATCAAAAAATTGTTCGCCTTTAATTGTAGATATATTTTTTATTCTTTGAAGGTCTGCTTTTCCTGAATCACCTTGTTTTAATAATTCTTTTTCATAATCACTTGTAGCTTTAAGTTTTTCAATATCTAATTGATATTGATGTTTTTGAGCTTCAATTGCCATTTTTTGTTTAAAATCAAGGTCTTGAGTATTAATTGCGTTAAGAGCGTTTCTACCTTCTCTTGCCAAAGCTTCTCTAGCTTTTGTATCTTTTGCTTTTTCTGCAAGAGCATATTTACCAGCAGCTAATTGACCTGCTTTAGCTTCTTTACGAGCCGCATCAGCAAGTGGTAACGCTTTCTCTCCTGCTTCACCAACAGCACCTAGTAGTTTACCAACATTAAAACCTTTACCCGCTTTGTTTTGCATTAATGCTAAACCTAAAGCAGTCATAGTTGTTCTCATGTCAGGTTTACCTGATATATCTATACCTGTTGCTTTAGCAAATTCTTTTTTGTAATCACCTATTGTTCCTACTTTATATTCTTCACCTTTTAAAGCATCTACATATGATTTAGCAGTATCTTCTGTCAATTGTTCAAGATAACTTTTACCTTTTTTTTCTTCTTCACCGCTTGGTTGTTCAGTGTCATCAGATGGCAATCCTTCATCCTCTGGTGCTATTGACTCTTTTGCTACTTCAGTTAATCCAAAAGTCTCATCATCAGCCATTTCAAGTTCTGTGTCTGTAGATGTATCTGTAGATGTAGATGTGTCTGTTTGATTTTTATCATCTTGAACAGGTTGAGGGTCAGATTCTGGACCTGTTACCGTAGGTTTAACTCCTATAGAATTTAATTGAGCTTGTATTGTATCACTTAAACTTGAAAAATCTGAATATTTATCTTTTAATTGTTTTTGTTTTAATTTATCAACAGTAGATTGAGGTTTATCCATAAGATAATTGTAAACATTACTACCTCCATAATAAAGTTCTTTACCCAATTGTGCTGGAAATTCAAGAGCTTGATCTAATTTAGAGCTTACTCCTTTATCAAAATTCATTCCAAATTTACCTAATCTTGTTTGTGGTAAATATGGAGTACCATCAGGACTATCTGGGTAAAAAATTTTTTTACCTAAACCAGATATACCTTTGTCCTCACCGATCATCATTTGTTGATCTTTTGGTAAACGTTGAAAAAACTCAAAATAATCTAATATTCCTGCCATGTTTAGCTACTCGTAGTTCCACGGGGTTGAACACCTTGTAAAGCTGTATATGCACCTACTCCTGATAAGAAAGGATTAGCATCAGGTGTTGTAACTGATTTAAATGTACTAGCTATACCAGAACTTGGCATACCAGAAAGAAAGTTAGAACCTAATTGTAATCTTGTAAATGGTTCCATAATACCTTGCATTTGATTTTGACGACTAGCATCAAGCATTTGTTGTTGATAACCTCTACCAAACTGACCTAAATTCATCAATGTTCCTAAATCAGCTCTACCTAATTCAGAACCTAATCTACCTAAATCTCCAGTAGTTCCAGCAAATTGATTATACATACCACCAACTTGACCTAACGTGCCACCCAAACCACCGAGCAATTGTGAACTTTTAAGCATATTACCCATAGCACCTTGAAAACCACTTGATCTTAATCCACTTAATGTTCTTGCTTTTTGATCTGCTGTGTTTCTAGCTAATTCTGCTTCTAATACAGCACTACGACCACTACGTTGTCCTGAACCAATTCCCTGACCCTGACCTTGTAGACCACTTAACATTTTTTGACTTTGTAAGGTAGCGTTTCTATCAATATCTGCTTCTGTAGCTTTTACAACATCTTCAAGATACGGGTCCATATATTTTTTATAACTGGTGCTAGGGTCAGCTAACTGTCCAAGACCAGCACCAATACCAGTAGACGCCGCGCCAAGAGTTCCTAATCCAGCACCAATTTGTCCTTGTGCACCTTGCATATATGGTTGGTAAGACCCGAACATTTGTGGAGCGTATGATAAAGCCATCTGCTGTAGTGGGTCCATACCAGCAAGTTTAAAATCAGGAAGAGTAATAGGTTTATCAATAAGACCTTGTGCTGTTTGATCCTCTCCGTCAAAAGTTCCAAAAACACTTTGTAAAAGACGTTTTTGCAAACCTTCCATGTAAGGAGGAAGTCTACTAATTGATTCTACAGTTTGAACTGCCATTATGCTTTCTCCTCTAAATCACCCATCATATCATAAGCTCTTTGTATACCAAGTCTTTGATTACCATTACCTAAACCTTTTACAGCATCTTTTGTCAATACAAACTCACCAGCCGTTAACATAGCTGGTACATCATCTTTTGTTCCAGAACCCTCTGATGGATCAATGCCACCGTCACGTCTAGGAAAAGCCATACCACCTTGATTATAGTTTATGCCACCTATTCTGCCACTTGGTCCGCCATATCCAAAAGGTCTTCTTTCAAAAGCACTTCTTTCGTCTACTTCTTCATCAGTCATATTTGCTAGTAATTGAGCAATTAAACCAGCCGCTACTCCTTCACCAATCGGATTATTTAATAATTTAAATAATGTATTATCATCTTTCATTCCAAGACCTTGAAGTAATCCAGCAGACATTGTTTTAGGTTCAATTACTCCTGTAGCAGCCACTGGCGCCGCACTTGTTGATGCACCTGTAGTCATACCTTCATTTAAAGAACCAGTTAATTGTTGTGAAGAGGTGGCATTAGTTGGAACATTACCCGCCCGAGGGAATTTTTCTTGCAATACTGTTCCTCCAATGCCACCTAATAAAGCTGATTTTAATGCATCTTTTGGTTTTCCACCTAATGCTAAACTACCAAGACCACTTGTTAAAGCATTTGTAATAAACGGGTTAGCCGCCGCTTTTGTCATGCCTAAAGCAGACAATCCTTTACCAGCCATAGGTCCTAAAAAGTAACTCCCAGCTACTGGTAAAACAACTTTCTTTAATATATCGCTTAAACCCATGACTTTATCCTAACTTATTTCTAAATAACTTACAACCAAATGTAAACGATTAGCTGTAGCTGCTGTTGCTTTTAATATTTCAGAGTCTTGTAAAACCAATGGTTGAGTCAACAACTCAACTGTTGTATTAGCACCAACAGCCTTTACTTTAAATAAACTAAATACTGCACTTGCTGTATCTGTAATAGTTAGTGTAATTGTATCTGCATTTCCACTATCTTCTGAAGCCAAAATAGATTTTATTATATTTGTAGAACCAACAGGTGTTGTCAACACAGTCGTTGCATTAGTGGTTGTTAAATCTACTTTAGCATTTTTATATGTATTAGCCATTATCCTGTAAACCAACCAAATGCTTGTGCATCATCCTCAACAGTGCTCGTTGTTTGTTGAGAAATAAACAATTCTAATGCTCTTATCAAATCTTCTACGTACTGTCTATCAATTTGTTCGGGTGGTTCAGGTAATCTTGGAGGTATAACAACTGA